TGCACCGACAAAACCAAGTCGGTTTGGTATCCCGAAAAGGAACGCCGTGATTTAAAAAACCAGCAATGGGCTCCTGATGAAAATGCCGAAGAGGAAACAAAATGATCCCAAAACGTTTTATCAGAATTGGCTGGGACAATAAGCCAATGCCACCAGTCTTTGAAAGATGGTGGCGTGAGTTTCAAGCCATGCACCCTGCATGGGAATTTGTTACCCTGCACGATGTTGACGCTCTGCAAATCATGCCGCCGGAATTTATAGAGCTATGGCGCAACTGCTCTTGTTACGCGGCTCGGTCTGACATCATGCGGTATATGGCTGTGTGGAAACTTGGAGGAATTTACATTGATACCGACGTAATGCCCATAAAACCCATGGATGTACTTTTAAGTGATCCAAGACCTTTTGCAGCCAAACGATCGTCGACTTCATTTGAGTCAGCCGTATTTGGAGGGCCAGCTTTTCATCCTGCTTTCACAGATTTGCTCAAAGCTTTTCCGGCATGGTATCACAAACATCAAGGGAGGGCTGCATCGGTTCAAACGGGACCAGCGTTTTTCTCGTCCGTAATGTTTGGACGCTCGGATGTTAGGCATTTACCGGCAAAAACATTTTATCCGTACAACGGATTTATGGCTCCCAAACGAGATCAGAAAATTACCATTTTCCTAGACAAGAAAAACTTTCCACCTGAAATGCTGTGCGCCCACTTTTCAAACAACAGATGGGGAGGAAAGCCTAAGACCAGCAAATGAAACCGCAGTTTCCACTCTACATACCAAGCAAAGGACGTTTTGAATACATGATTACGTCCAAGGCTTTAACTGAAATGGGCGTGTTTCACAACATTGTTGTAGAGCCACATGAAGTTCAGAAGTACAAGGATGCTGTAAAACAATTTGGGCTTTTAACAAATGTGATCGAGTTAGACATGTCGTACAAAAGCAAGTACGAGCTTTGTGACTCGTTGGGTTTATCCAAAACAACCGGTTCAGGACCAGCCCGAAACTTTATTTGGGATCATTCTATAAAATCCGGCTACCCATGGCACTGGATCATGGACGATAACATTAAAGGATTTTTACGAATGAATCGGAATGTTCGAATCCAAACCACCAGTCCATCATTTTGGAGGGCAATGGAAGATTTTGTTTTGAGGTACAAGAACGTTGCAATGGCTGGGCCAAACTACGCGATGTTTGCATTTGGCGCATCGGCTTTACCTCCATTTATTACCAACACGCGAATCTACTCATGTAACCTTATTCGAAACGATGTTCCGTTCAGATGGAGAGGTCGATATAACGAAGACACAATTATGTCTTTGGACATGCTTAAAGCGGGTTGGTGTACAATTCAATTCAACGCTTTCCTTCAGCAAAAACTTAGAACACAAACAATCAAGGGTGGTAATACTGATGAACTCTACAAAGACGGGACAATGGACAAATCAAGGATGCTGGTCCGAGAACATCCTGATGTTGCTGAGGTAAAATTTAAATTTGAACGATGGCACCACCACGTTAACTACACGGTGTTTAAAAAGCAAAAACTTATCAAACGTAACGAACTAGATCTTAAAAAAGGCGTAAACGATTACGGAATGAAATTGGTCAAACTTAAAAGGAAATGACCGATCTAGAGCGTGATTTGTTGGAACATCGCAGGATGCTGTATAGGCCCACGCCAAAGCAAACCGTGGTGGAATGGGCTGAACAAAATTTAACGCTTACCCAAAGGCAAACAGAAAGCCCCGGGCCCTTTCGTACAGCAGTTCGCCCCTATTGCCGCGAGGTTATGGAATGCTGGAAAGATCCCGGCGTTTCAGATGTAACGCTTTGCTGGGGTTCTCAAACAAGCAAAACAACGACGCTTATGGCAGGGCTTGGATGGGCAATTGATAACGAACCCTCTCCGGTTTTGTGGTTGATGCCATCAGAAAACTTAGCCCGATCCTTTTCTAAAACTCGTTGGTACCCATTGCTGGAAGATTCACCTGCTTTAAAGGCACGGTTTCCAGTGAACATGGACCAGATGACAAATCTGGAACAACAGTTTGATCGCTGCACACTTACCTTCATTGGATCAAACTCCCCTGCAAACCTTGCGTCTCGTCCAGTCCGCATTTTGGTGGCTGACGAGGTTGATAAATTTGCGGAAGCAACGGCTAAGGAAGCCGACGCTTTGGATCTTGCTGAACAACGGTTAAAGGCGTTTTCAAGTTCCAAGGCCTTTTTTACATCAACTCCAACGATGACCGAAGGAAGAATCTGGCAACGTTTTATTCGCGGAGACCAACGCCGGTATTACATCCCTTGTTTTCACTGCAAAGAACTAATCCGCTTAGAATGGAAACAAGTAAAATGGGACAACGCAAAAACCGAAGACGGTAAATACGATTGGCATGCTATTCGGTCGTCTGCCTACTACGAATGCCAGCTTTGCCAAGGGAGGATTTCTGACAGCTACAAAGTAGCCGCATTGCGTCACGGAAAATGGATTGCCGAAAACCCAAACAGCCTTTCGTCAATTCGTTCCTATCACCTTTCAAGTCTTTACAGCCCTGACAAAAAATGTACTTGGGGTTATCTTGCTGTCGCGTTCCTTGAAGCTAAAAACTCGATGATGGGACTTCAAGGTTTTGTAAATGGTATGTTAGCGGAGCCTTGGGAAAACCAAGAAGGCACAACGGATCGAGTAGAAATTATTTCTGACGCTGAAATGCCGGAAGCTCGTCGATACTTGACCGCAGACGTTCAAGCCGCCGCTCCTTATTTTTGGTGGGTATGTCGAGAATGGAACGGAGGAAACTCACGCTTGGTAGCAGCAGGACACGCCGACGACTTTGCTGCACTGCGAAGAGTTCAAGTTGAACTTAAAGTTCACGACATGGATGTCGGAATCGACTCAGGCTTTAATACACAGGCAGTTTACGATGCTTGTAGCGGTTATTCTTCAACAAGCGGAAACCCAGTTAGCTATCCGTGCGGATTACGATACCCACCTGAGGGTGGACTTAGAAAACCAATGCTCGTTGGATGGATGCCCATGAAGGGGCGGGAAAGCGGCGCACGTTTTACGACAAAGTCTGGGTCCATTCATCCATTCGGAATTTCAACATCCACCTCCATGCGAACGGATGTGGTTCAACCTTTGTTGGTTTTTGATACCGAACATTTGCGAGAAATGTTGTCTAAGCTTCGCAGGTCAAACGAACAGTTTTCTTGGAGCGTGTGTTCGCTTCCAAATCAAATGCAAGTTGAGGGTGCTTTTTCGGTTGGATCGGATGTCTACTGGAAACATTTGGATTCCCACATTTTAAAGCCAACAGCCAATAGAAGTGGTCGAATTCGTTACCAGTGGTTCAAACGAAATCACCGATGGCCGGATCACCTGCACGACTGTGAGTTAATGCAGTTGGCAATGGCAATGTTGTGGAACGACTTAAAGCCAACTTCAAATGAAGTTGAAAGTGCCGCTTGACGTTCGCATGAAATCAGTGAACATCCGCCCCGGTGGTTACTTACACGGTTTCAATTAAGCGGTCGTATCTCCGCACAACGTATGCTGGCCGAGCTTCCTTGTCGCTGCTTGCCGCGCTGCTGGCAAAACTTACCACTGCTGCAGGTTCTATTGAGACCGGAAACGTTGTAAGCCAAACGTCAAGTGCAGACGTTTCAGTCACGTTTTCCAAACCGGGAGAGGGTGCGCCATCTCCATCAGAAATGTTGGAAATGTGGGAATCGCTGCTCTCGGACTACGATTACGCAGTGACGCTGCTTGCTGGAGATGGAATTTCTAGCCCTACAGACGAGCAGATTTACAATAAAATGTTGGGATCAGTTTTGGTTTCAACGACTCGGTACTACGGAGACTTTACGCAATTCCGTCGTGAAGCAACAACTCGGATGTCGTAATGGGAATAATTTCAACAATCCGAAATCGGTTTTTTGGAAGCCCTTCGAATAAATACGAAGGGGCCGGTCAGAGTTTGCGAAGGTCGTATCTTGACACTTCCTATACCTCTGCGCGTTTTGATGTAACTTCTTCAACCCGTCAGGCAATTGTTCGGAAATCTCGGTTTTTTGAACAAAACAACGCCGTGATGAACAGATTGGGGGATTTGTTTGAAAGCTACACGGTAGGATCAAGCTTTTCGGTTCAACCCGCCTCATCGGACCCTGCATGGAACCTAAAAGCCAAAAAGTGGTTCGATATTTGGAGCAGGTATCCCGACATCGGTTCTCGCCAATCTTTTGGCACGTTGATGGGACAAGCAGCGAGGGGCTGGTTTTTCGATGGAGAGTCTTTCGTTCTGTTGACCAAAGGAGAATC